ACGCTGCGGATTCCACCGCTACAAATCAAACATAAATCTCTTAGAACATGGACGGTGCTGACATTTCAGTATACGGCGAAGCAAAGGGAGAATATACGAGACAGCTTTGTGTCTTTCTCGTCCCTTGTCTTGAGACGTATTTCTTAAATTTACTCCAGGATGCTAAGTCACTGAGCCCTAATCCTTCCAAGGTTCTTTGGCATTTTCAGACACTCTTACAGTCTATCCCGGATTGGAATCAGGATAAGGTATCAAGAGAAACAGAAATCGTCCAGAAGGACTGTAAGTGTGACTATCTCGAAGAGCTTCTCACGGCCGTCTTCATCGCCCACACCAAGGTTTTATCAGCAATCCGCTTAACAACGAAGCAGAAGAAGCTCCAGATCACAATACCCAAGATAGACCACTTTTTACACAGAGTTTTATCGGATTCCGCACGTGCTCTTTGGACAAACGCCTATCTCTTTGCTGATACAAACAGTATTGACAAGCAGAAGAATTTACGTCAGGTTGCTGCACTTCTCCAGGAATCTGTCTTACAAGCTATTCGTGGATTACTACCCGTGAAGTCTATACTGCGTGAGTATCTTCAGGATGATTCGGATGATGATGCCGAAGTGACAGAAGATAAGGAGGCCGAAGTTCCAGAGGCCAAGCCAGAAGTGGTCGAGATGGAGAAGCCTGAAGTGGTAGAGATGAAGAATCCAGAAGTGGTAGAGATGAAGAAGCCAGAAGCTCAAGCTGAAGTTCCAGAGGGCCAAACGCTTGAGGAGAAGGCAGAAGTTGAGGAGAAGCCTGCCCCAGAAGTTCCAGAAGTTCCACAAGTCGCTGAAACTCCGGCACCGACAATATATATCGACACAAAGCCATCTGTAACATTTTCACAGGGACATATCATGTTTGATTCAGATAACTTGGAAAACAATGAGATAAATGATATACCTTTTGCGGAGGCGGAGTTGAGGATGGATGATGATGAAATACCCGATGATGAAATACCCATGGAAGCTGATGAGATTCTTGAGTAAACTCAAGAATCAGACGCCTCATCGCTTCGCTCAAAGGCTAAATCCTCGAGTAAACTCAAGAATCAGACGCCTCATCGCTTCGCTCAAAGGCTAAATCCTCGAGTAAACTCAAAGACGCATGCGTTCGCCACCAAGATATACAAAAATCTCTGCGCGTTAGAATGGAATCTCCCTCAGGCTTCTGGATTGCCATTGCAATCGGCGGAACAATCATTGCACTTCTAAGTGCTGTTCAACAGTATCTATCAAAGAAAGAATTCAGCGGCAAGCCAGTTGCACGTGATTTCTTCATTGGTTCATTCCTCACCGCGACTGTATATATGATGATACCAGACTCCATACAATCCCTTTTAACACAAGGCCAAAATCTATTCAAGTCTGTTCCCCAGGAAATTGAATTACAGACTGGTCCTGCACGCTTCTAAACATAAAAATTCCCTACCGTCAAATCTCTAATTTAAGAACCCTCTGGGGTTCTTAAATTAGAGATTTTAGTGACTAACGTGAAGCACCGAAGTGTAAAGAACTCCCCTAAAGGGGAGTTCTTAAATTTGGTATTTCACGTTAAAAATCAAGTAACATAGTATTTCTTGATTTTTAGATTTTAGTAACTAAAACATCTTAGCAAAAGAGGGGATAGACCTTTTCCCAATCGCCAGGAGCATCTGTTTTGAACATATCAAATATCCCCTTGTGGATCGCATCTTGTGGCTTAGCATTATCAACATTCTCCGTTATATGTTGATATAAGTCAAAGTCTGGAAAGCGTTCCGTCCCATCCTCATCTCTCAGAACATTCTTACCATCCTTGTCAACTAGCCATGACCATAATAAATTCCAAAGAGGTGATTCTGTCTCTCTGACCACCCATCCTTCATCATCAGATAAAACTTGTCCATCTAGACGTTCCGTTGGCATTTCTGGATAAAGGGCGTCTAAAACACTGACCGCATATCGACAGAGGTCAAAGGATGGATTTGGATATATCTTCTTACTCCGACCATTCTTGATACAATCAAAATTATACTGACCATCTGCATCTCCACCGAAGTTATAGTCATCGCTAGCAAACCACTTGGAGCCTACACGGAAAATTGAGCGACCATAGTCGATAATTCTGAGAATCTTTCCATGAGTTGGCACTCTCCAAATAGTCCCATCACGGCTCTTGTAAAAGAGCCATGTCTCTTCAGTCTCTGTCCAGACAATATTGTTTGTATGCAAGTCATTGTGTGTAAATCCGAGGACACCCTGGGCCGCACAGAGTGCAGCAATAATCTGGAAGGTCCAAGCAATCCACTTGGCTTCCCAATCAGCTGAACCGTGACTTGCTCCAACTATCATATCATCCTCTAACATATCATCAATAACCCCCTCCATTCTTTCCTGAAAGATTAACATAACTGGAAATGACTTGTATTCAGAATAAACTGAATAGTCTGCCTCTTCAGACTCAGTCTCAGATTCAGATTCAGATTCAGATTCAGAATTACCTGTTTTAAAGGTATGAATACTTTCAAGCTCTACTGCCGCATTATCTTGTTTCATAGATTCAAGACTTTCATATGAACCTGAACTCGATCCTGAATCCTCTGTGCTATAGGTAAAGGCGGTCGATCTCAGGGAAGAGGCAGGTGTGCCGAATAACTCAGAATCAACCGAGCCATCGTCACGTTCAATATATAAATCAAATTCTCCAGCACGCTTTCTATCCCAGAAATCTCGGTAACGTCTATAACTGGCGAATTCATCCGTAATATTGTATCTGTATTTATCGGCCACCGCCTTGAATCCTCCGTAAAAGAGACAGAAATGCGGAGATAAGTTCCTCTCGCGTAGTTGACCTAGAAGATAGTTTGCGAGACAATCGATATACGCCTGATTCATGGGATTTTCTAATTTATCTGCTAGACGACGAGCACCTTTGACGGGATCTGTATAATATGCCTGAATACTGCGAATCGGATCAAGAAGATGTGTAACCTTGCAGTATCCCTTCACCGTCTTTTTGCCCACTGTCTCAATAAGACAATCGCTTCCTTCAAAACTCTTGAGTCTGCCGAAGAGATTATCAGAATTCAATTGTCCTTCTGAGTCTATATTTACAGGAGTCAAGAATTCTTTGATGATTGGTGTTATAGATGTTACCTGAGAATATCCTGGAATTGTTGGGGCTCTGGAATACTTTCTCCAGGCTGGAGGGGCAATCGGTATTTCCTGGGTTAAACAAGAATCCATCTAGCGGTTCTTCCGGGTTTGATGAGAACAATATATACGCATTTGCCTCTAGGCGTTAGACGTGCCGAAAAAACTAAGAAAAATTTTTATACGCCCTGTCAGTTGTAATATGACGGATGTCGGTGCTGCATTGAACGTCGGTATCAAAAAGTTTAGCATGAAGATGATTCCTCAGGATGCCGTATGTATCTTTATTGGTCGCAGACGCACGGGAAAATCTACTCTGGTTCGTGATCTCTTATATCACCACCAGGAAATGCCTCTTGGAACCGTGATTTCTGGAACAGAGGAATCAAATCAGTTCTACAAGAAATTGATCCCCCCGCTTTTTATTCACGGCGACTACAGTCAAGCTATTATTGCGAATTTCTGTAAGCGTCAGAAGGTAATTATGGCCAAGATCCAAAAGGAGATTGAGGCATATGGTGCTGGTCGCACAGATCCGCGTGCTTTCTTAATTATGGACGACTGTCTATATGACGATACTTGGCTACACGATAGAAATATCAGATATCTTTTCTTGAACGGCCGTTGGTTAAAGGTCTTCTTTTTGATCACTATGCAGTATCCACTAGGTATTCCTCCGATGTTGAGAACAAACGTCGATTATTGCTTTATTTTGAGAGAGCCTTATGTGACAAACAGGAAACGTATATTTGAGAACTATGGAAGTGCTTTTCCGAGTTTCGAGTTTTTCTGTCAGGTCATGGATCAGTGCACTCAGAATTATGAATGTATTGTGATGAACAACAATTCTCAGAGTAACAAGCTCGAGGATACTGTGTTTTGGTATAAGGCGGAAATGCATGGTGAATTCCGTATTGGTGCCCAAGAATTCTGGAATCATGCGGCTAATAACTCTAAGGACAAGGATGAGGATAATGAATATGATGCGAATGCTGCGAAACGCTTGAAGGGGCCGATGATCAATGTTCGTAAGTATAGCCCTAACTAGAGATTTCTGACACCTAATTAGTATAATGGACCGTGATTTAGCATGCTGTCTTGCACTTATTTTGTCTCTTGGGCTACTTCTAATTATATTTCGTAATCAACTTGAAGAAGGATTTGAATCTGGCCCACGCTGCAATGTTGATACGCCTTGTCCCGGTCATTTGAAGTGTATTAATGGTTTTTGTGCAAAGACAGAGACTGTGGGCGTAGTGGAAAAGAATGAAATTCCCTTATTGCCACCAGGTTCTCCTGCACCGTATTTCTAGGCTTTTATTAGAATGAAGCTTACATTAAAGACAGTTACATGGTATGGTATAATTGGACTCTTGGTTGCGGTTGCGATACTCCCTCTTCTAAAGGCGGCGGCTCCCCAGTATTTCCCCACGATGTCTGGCTTTGCTGATATGAGCTGCCAGGGAATCACCTGCGGTGAGGGGCAATTCTGCCAGAATAAGCGTTGCATGAATGTCGTCGCCCCAAACACGCTCGGCGTTCCTACGGGCAATGAATAATAATTGATTGGTCTCCAATCATATATTATCCCTTTTTACCGTCAAATACTAAATTTAATTTA